AATGCCACCTATATAAACATCGGTATTAAAATTAGTTGAAGGACCGCCATCATCTTCAATAGTTATACGTAAATATTGATTTCCTACACCTGTTAAAGCAGGAAATGTAATCAAACTCCATCCATTATTTGCAGGATCAATTTCATTTGCACTATTATTATTTTCTGCGTTTATCTTATTTGTATAATTACTATGATCAGAAACAGTAGTTACACCACTGCTAAAATCTTCTTGATCACTTACCTGAACTTTAAATATTGCATCTGCACTAGCAAAGTTGTGATTTAAAATTGCTAAAAAATTATTTGTACCTAATGAATTATCTCCATTCTCTGTATCATATTGAATATAAAATGATTGAGTTGCAGCAGCAATTTGCACTGGATTATGTGGTTTTAAGTCAAATAAATCTTCTTTATTACCAGATAAAAAAGAAACTGTTCTGCCAGTATCGTCTTTAAGCTCAACTTCACCTAACACAGTTGTTGCTCCAGATGCATTATTCCATGATGTAGCTAAATTATAATTTATAGTGCAAACATATGCACGTGGTGTTGTAAATCTTTGGTATCCCATTATCCAACCTCTCTTGCAGTTATTATTATTTGTCCTGGTGATCTTTTTGTTTCTACAATCATAAATTTGGTGCTAGTAGTAAAATTTGTTCCAAACATTTCAACTGGCATATCTGTAAACGTAATTATATCGCCTGTTTCTAATTGATAACCTTTAGCAAGATTGACCACCTCGCATTGCACTAAAACTTTCATATCACCTATTAAATTATCGTAATAAGAGTAAAAGTCTGTATTTGGATCAGAATTAGCAGATGTTGGTATTGCTCCTATATTATAATCTAAATTAATATTTTTTATACCTTCTTTGTCACCAAGATTGTATTTAAATCTGTTATCATTTACTACAGATGAGCTACTATAATATTTATTATTTTCATCAGGATGTAAATTATTATTAATATCCATTTGAGTAATAACATTATTAAGACCAGTGGTACTAATTGAAATATTTTTTACATCATTTTTTGATAAATTTAACACTGCGCTTAATTCACTGGATTGCTTTACGTAAATATACTTTACGTTATTTTCAGCATCAAACTTTTGCACAAATCCAAATTCGTAAGCAAGTTTATCTAAATTATCTTTTAATGATGTAGGCTCTAATTGCCAATATCGTATTTTCCAACCATCAACAGTACGATCTGTATTTAAAGCACTCCAATTTGTAGGATCATCACTAGATATACCTGCAAAACGTTGCAAAAGATCTCTATGTGCATCATGTCCATAAACTATTGCATCAGAATCCCATGATGCAGTTAGGCCAGCACCGCCACTATAAAAATATTTTAAATCACTAAGTCTTTTTAGATCATCCTCATCAGTATCAAACTCAATGGCTGGGTTTAATGTAACTCCAAAAACTGTTAGTGTATGATCTGCATGTATATTTGGAGAAAAACTATCGTGTACCCATTTAATAAGCAATTCATCTGGACATGCAACTCCTGTAACACTATTAATTGCATTGGAAGGTGCGGTGTCAAAACCAAAAGCAGTAACATTACCTGAAGAGCTTTGTCCTATAACTCGATTATTATCTGTTAAGATATTATCAGCATTATTATTGCTAAAAAAACTAATATCATATGCTTGATCTACACCACCACCAGAAATAATTCCAGACATTGTAATTCTGCAACTCCTAATTGTAGTTCTATCAAATACTCTTGGTAAAGTTTGACATTGTAAAAATCTTGTATCGCCTACGCTAGTTATACTTGAAGTAGCTGAAGTTGATGTATCAATACCACCATCTGAAGCTATATCAAAAACATTTTGAGTATTATTTAAAAAGGTTACAGCAGAAGTGGTGTAAGATGAAACTTTAGGAACAAAATTACCACGAGCAACATAAGTAGCTGGAGTTTCTAAAATATTTACTCCATATTCAGTAGATGTAGCTTCTGTAATTGTAGTGTTTGATGCGGATTGTTGCAATCTAAAAAAGTAATCTTGACCACCATAGTAATGTATATGTGAATTATCACTAGCAGAATAAGATTTTGGCATCAATGTAGTAATAGTATGTCTTGAAACTGTTAAAACTGGACAAGGAAATAATCCACCATACGATGCCACTAAAGGTGATTGCGTTATAGATGGATTAAATGCACCATATACTATTGGTTCATAAATATTGTATTTAGAATGTTGTGTTTGTGGAAATGAAATTCCATCCCAAGGCCTATGCGCATTTATTTTAAATGTTACTTGTTGATTTTGATTTAATTTTACATCAACCAATCTACCTGTAAAAATTCTTTGGCAGTTGCTAGAAGAGCTAGCATTATTAAACTGCGCATATACTCTTACTTCTTTATTATGATAATTTTTTTCTGAATAATTAAAAACATGTTTATAGAAATCAACATTTTCAAAAATAAAATTACTACTTACCACACTCATATTACTTGTAGATGCAGTTCCTTGAGTTATATCTATGCTTTCTCTTAATACAATATTTTTATTAACTATTGATCCATAATATTGATTTGAATCTAGTGTTGTATGTCCAAAGGCTAATCCAAAAGAATGTATAAATTTATCAAAGCCTTTGATATTATAGCTTGCGCCACTAATTGTGCCACTATTACTATTTGTACTAGAATCAAGTGCGCTAGTGCCTGTGCCTTCATCAAATTTCCAATATCCAACTAAGTTACTAGCACTACTGTCAATAGATCTTTGATAATATCTTGCGATTTGTGAAGCATCTCTTGCCATATTCCAAACACGAAGATGTGCTAATTCACCATCAAAAAACTTTGAATTTGCATAATTTGTTCCAATATTGACTCTCATATCAGAACTATCTCCGCCTGAAGGATCATTACCAGAAGCAGCAGATGACATTGTACTAACTAATGTGCCATTTTTATATATTCGTATATCATCAGTTACTGAACTTCTAACTGCTGCAATGTGAGTCCAAGTATTTGCAGATAACCCCAATGAATCAAATCCACTTGCACCAGTTTGTAAATCTACATTAGCTCCACTACCATATTCGTAAAATACTTGTATTTCTGGACCATCTAATGATATTACTAATGAATTATTATCTTCTAAATCTTCACTAGCTCCACCACTTCTATGAAATATTGGGTAATCTGTTCCAGAAACACTATCTGCTTTAACCCAAAACTCCACTGTAAAATCAATGTATGTGGCTAATATATTACCATAAGTAACCTTATCATCAGTGCCATCAAACTCTAAACATGTATTATTATCAGCAGTAAACTGAAATAAATAATTTTCATTTACGTTGGGAGATGTTGGTGCGTTAGATAAAGACATTAAGCTAAGTTTTGATCGGATACTTCTTTTAGTTGAGGAATAAGACTATCACGTACAAATTCATCATTACCAATCATGTTGCCTTGTATATTTACAGTCACACCACCTGCGTTACCAGTTCTGTTCATATCGGCTAGGTTTTGCACTCCAATGTTTTGCACTGCGCTGCGTTGCATGATAAACTCACCTGCCTGCGCAAGTATAGGTACATTATCTTGGCCTTGGACCATACCACCAGTAGCAAAGCGTTGGATACCATTATTGCTAATCAATCCACCAGTGTGACCGATAAAACCAGAACCTAAATTCAATAACGCACTAGGAACAGCACCACCACTTGTCAAAGCTATTAACTGCGCTGCCGTAGATAGAAAAAACTTTAATCCTGCTGTGGAATCATCAGAATTGTTTTTCAAAGCTCTCATGTTATTTCCAACAATATTTAAAGAAGTAGCAAGATTATTATTTGTTGAAATTAGCTCTTTTCCTTTTATAATAGATTCCATCTGCGCACTTACTAATCTATTTAAAGCATTAAACTCTCCTTGTTCTGCCTCTGTTAATGCTTCTGTGGCCTCCATACGAAAAATACCTTGGGTAGCTGCTTCTCTGTCTATCTGTACTTTACCTTTTAATGCTTCGCTTAAATTTTGTTCTGCTTGAAAAATAGTTTGTGCAATCCGAATACGTGTCTCATCTACATCATTATTCTGCATAGTAAGCAATACTGTATCAGCTAATATTTTATTTATTCTATCTTTCGCATCTGCACTTATACCTAAACTAATGGTTTGATTACCCAAAGTATTAATGTATTGCTGCGTTGTATTGGTGAGTTGTTGTGTGCTATTTGTTAATGTTTGTGTGGTTGTATTTAATGAACTAAAGGCATTATTAGCTTTTAAAATATGATCTAATACTTTGCCACCAAAAATTGCTACTGCTATAGTAGCTAACAATTTAAACTTAGCACCAAGTAAATTTGTAGCAATAGTCAATGCTGTAGTGCGTCCTTTTAACAATAATAACGTTGTGGCATATGTTTTTGATGCAATATCAGTTATAATTACTCTGTTTCTAAATGTAACAAACGCAACTGTTGCGGTGGCAAGAGAAGTTGTTAACTGCGCAAGACGTTGTAAGTCTAAACTATTAAAAAACTCTCTCGTTGAGTTTGCTGCTTTTATTAGTGATGGTAGCATTAACGATCCAATGCGCGCTGCAAACCTAGTGATCGCATCATTCATGTTAGAAACTGCACCAGTAAATGTTTGCGATAGTCGTTTACTACTTCCTTGTATACCAGCTACTGGATCAACCATAGCACTTAATAATGCTTGTCTAAACTGAGGTAATGTAATTTTTGTTAAATCTTTAATTCCTTGTGAATCTTTAATTAATTGTAGTATCCCACGTTCTCTTAATATGTCCGCAGCACCTGCGCCACCTGCGAAAGCACGACCTAGCGCACTTGCCGCTTCGGTTGCAGTTGTACCCATAAACGCAGCCAAATCAGTCACTGAGGATAATGTAGCCTGGGAATTAACACCAAAGGCTTCTAACTGCGCACCTGCATTTACTACATCCTGTAATTGAAATGGAGTAGTGGCTGCAATCTGATTGAACGTAGCGAAGGCTTTCTCTGCTTCTTCAACACTACCAGTTAATCCAACCAATCTAGTCTTAACATCCTCAAAGCCAGATGCAGCTTGAATAAACTTATTCATACTGCCAACTGCACCACCAATTGCAAAGGTATACACTAAAATTCTGTTACGCAGTGATCCTAAAGATGCGATCAATCCTTTGTTTTGATTGCGCATTCGTCTTGTAGTTTCTACATATTGCTTACCATTCGTATCTAAATTTTTAAAATCTCTTGTAGCTCGTGCAAAACCTTTCGTGCGAACCTCAATAATAAACTTTTTTTCAGCCATTTTGCTTCTTTATATCTTCTGATTGGAGTGCGTTAAATTCTTCATCTATAGCAGAAAAGATGACTAAACGATGATAATCTGCGTCATCTATAGTTTTTGCTAATGGTAAATTAAACCTTTTCATAGACATATACTCCTCAAGCGCAAAAACAATCTCAGGCGTTAAGAAATATGTTGAGTCAGCACAAAACACTAATGAGTAATATAACGCTGCACCAAGCGTGAATTTTCCATCTTTGCTTTCTTCTACTAGCCTTGCTATCTCTTCCCATAATACCTCTTCTGTGTAGGTAATCTTTTTCTTGAGCGTAGGAGACTGCGCATCGTATGGAAACTGGAGATTGCGGCTTGGTTGCTGTTTATAGGACATCCAAACCGCAACGCGGTGCATTAAGACTTTTTTGGATTTGGCTCTTTGTATGCGTTATATACTGACATCAATACTGCGTCAATCTCATTATCATCTAACGTACCAAGTATTTTTTCTGGATCAGTAAAACTAAAGTTGAGTACCCAATCTAATACATCAAAGAACTTTTCAGTATTGATTTCACCTTCTTTAGTAATTGCTTTTACTTCTAGTTTATGTAACTCTCTACGAGCCTTAAACGTTATATCACGTACTTCAAAAGTACCATGATCTGTTTTTACTTTCATGTTTCATCCTTAGATGAAAATGGCGTGAGATCGTGATTAAATCTATGATGTTGATACTGTAACTACAGCATTGCTTGTATTCGCAGCGTCATAAGTGCATCTAAATGGTATAACACTTTTAAATCCATCTTCATCAAAGTTAATTGATGATTGGTCAATTATAGCTTTAGGTGCTGCTATCGCAAATGTTCCATCGGTAATACTAACAGCACAAACTGGTTCAGCAGTATCTGCATATGTTATAGCTGCATCTGACTCTGCATCTCTTTTGACTGTCATTGATCCAGTAACTTCATAACCACCTACAACATATCCTAATGGAGCAAAGCTATTTGCAGCAGTATCAAATCCTACTCTGTTCACTGCTCTTGCAATATTTAACTCAAAAGAAAATAAAACTAAATCTTCTGCGCTACCACCAGAAGGTGTAATCGTAGTTGCAGAAAGATCATGCATATTAAAATAAGAAGATTGATTTGCAATCGTAGTTTCAGTTCCGCCACTAAAATTAATATTTGCTTTATCTGGATTAAATCCAGTGACAAATGTAGCTGATCCTATAATGACACCACCATTACCACCAATATCACCAGATATTGTAAATGATGTACACATGCAACTTGCAAAAGAAAGTGCGGTATTTGCTGCGCTTGCACTACCTTTATCAAAATATATGGTTACTGGTGTTGCGGTGCTACCACTTATATTACTTGTGGTAGGCATAGATCCTAGCAAAATATTTGTGCCATCACCATCACCAAACAATGCTAAACAAACTCTATCAATTGCTTGTGGTGAACCCATAAACTCCAAAGTAATTTCATACATTCTATCATGTCTTTGTGCTTTTACCATTTCTGTAGACTGTGTCGCTCCACCTGCGCCTGCTCTAAATGGCGCAACTGCTAATGTATGGTTAGCAACTTCAGAAAAACTATAGCTAGTAACAGGCATGTGTATTCTTGCTGCTCCTGTTGCAGCTTTTGTGCCAAACGCTGATTCAGTAGCTATCAGTACATTGGTTTGTTGGCTGGTTTGAAATAGTGCGCTTTTAGCCATTATTTGTCCTCACTTTTAATTTTTTTAGTTTCTAATGCTTTTAATAGTTCTTTTGATAAAGGTAATAAAGATTTTGACACTTCACATTCCATACCTGCTAACAATTTTAAATGCGTGCTTGTTTTTCCTAATGCAATAAAATTTTTATTATCTGATAAATCTTTATATTCTTTTTTTGCCTTAACTATCATACTAACTCCAATGTTTGACATGAAAATGTTGTGGTGCTTCTGATTTTATCATCTTCTTGTTCATATTCAACACTTCCCACACTGCCATTACGAAATTGATTCGTACCACTTACACTATATGTGTTATTATTAAACAATAATCTTTTTAATCTTTCTGTTACCATCATTACTTGTTTAAATAAATTTTTATTTATTTTGTTACTTAAATCTAATTCGTATTGTATCGATATAGTCACTTCTCGTATTTGTCCACTAGATAATGTATCTAATATCTCATCACTAACAGGCTGCAAAAGAAAACTTTGATTTCCTTGATGTTCATCGTAAAATATTTGTATTCCAAATTCATTCGCAATAATATCATTTATATTTTCAATAACTCTATCAAAGATGACATTTTCAAACGTTATAGCCATCACTTATACCTTTATGGATGACATTATCTATAAATTTGTCCACTGCGCACAGTTCCCATCTGCACATCATCTGATTGAAATGTAATGGACCACTCATCATTTAGCGTATACACACCTGCTTGAAAGCGAATAAGCGCACCATATGCAAGTGCTTGATAGTCACCATTCATTACTTCTGCATCTACTGATTTATGCCTGCGTAATCCAGTGTCATCCTTAGTAAAAACATCATACTTAACTGTAGATGCAGTTCCAGGACTAAATGTACCTGCTGTGCTAATAACGACACGCACCTCATCATAATCTGTGCTAGGTGGTCCAAACATTTTAATATCTTCGATATACCCAGTAGTTGATCCATTCACACTCACCTCACGTATTACACCAGATTCACTTCTAAAAGATGTTTCATGCCACATGACATAATCACGTCTTTTTAACTTAGTAAGTAAACCATCGTCACCTAAAACCAATTCATCAAGATCAGCAGCTTTTTCTGGATCTTGACTGCGCACCAAATCAGCGCAGGCTAACAACGCATTGCATCGAATAACTATAAAGTCGTATGGCCTATCTGCTGCGCCTTGGTAATTAGAATTACCGCGCTTATATATAGGACGATTTAAATAACTGCGCATATGATCAGCTTGTTCTTTTACCACGCGTGTTTTTAAATCTTCCCAATCCTGCCCAGCTTCAAATACACTGCTATTAAGAGCAGCTACTGAACTAGACGCTAAAAAGAAATCAACAGAATCAGTTGATTCAGAGTATTTAAATTCGTTATCTGCATTAGGAGTATCGCTGACTTTCGTCATTTCTACTCCATCCTTGTATAAATTTTCTATATATCCTGTGTTACTTAGTCGATATGTGTTTGAACTAGGATTACTCCAATTAGACATTAAAACTCTTTTGCGGTCATAGCGATCTATATCACTAACAATTGCTTGTAAATCGGTTGTTATATTACAAAATGCGGTTAAATAACTCATGCGAGTGCAATTCCTATGTTATTAGTAGGTAAAATGGTGACATCTGGTATATCTACGCAGATAATTAATGCAAGCATTGTTGCTACAATAGTGTCAGGATCATTACGTGGATCATCTAATGATCTAGCTAATTCTTTTAATTCTAACATGGTGTCAATTAATCTATCTATTTTCTGCGCATCATCCATATTTCTTAACTATTTCAATAAATTTTTCTGGCGTTCCAGCACCTTTTGCAGTGTTATAAAATACTTTCCATTGTTGCGCTTGCTCTTCCAAAGTTCTTGGTAGTGATTTAGGTACTCGCCAGTAATGTAATCTGCAAAAAACAATTTGCGCGGCAATATTAACTGTTAAAATATAACGCCAGTCCTCTTCTGTTGGATCAATAAAATACTTCCAATCTATCTTGCATACATCCGCTACCTTTTTCATTAATGATTCTCTATATTGTAAATAGTCTTTGATCATTGAAATGCCCACCCAAGGTTCAATTTGGGCAAAGCCGACCGCAGGTCCTTTGATTTGCTTTAGATAAACGTATTTTGACTCCACTAAACCAGTGTTATATACTAAGTCTAAAGCTTTAGGATCTGCGTATTTTTCGCCTAACTTTTGAAGGACATCGTTAATGATGCCGCGCATTTGCTTTTTATCGACCACGTTTCATCTTCTTCTTTTTCTTTTTCTTTTTTTTAGGTCTACCAATTTTAGACCCATAACTTCCTTTTCCATACGGCATTATCTTGCACTCCTTACTTTACTTCTTGTTCTTTTACTATACTTCGCGCGTTGTGTGCCTCTTTTGCTCGCAGCACGCTTTAACCTGTTCTCATAAGCCTTTTGCGACTTACTTAAACCTTTACGTACACTCTCAGGTAAATATCTACCACGCTTCCTGCGCGGTTTCTTCTCGTCACCTTTCGTGACATATCCCCACTTTTGCTTAGTCCACTTACGTAAACTTTTTTGTGACTTCTTTAGTGCCATTATCTGTATCCACCGCCTGCTTTCTTATATGCTCTTGCAAGCATCTGCGCCTTTCTAGCACTCCACTGCCCTGGTCGTCCACCTTTATTACCTGCTTTTATACGATTAAATATTCTTTTGCGTAACGTAGGCTTCGTATAGTTACCTGCTTCATTTACTCTGGATTTGCTACGTTTCTTTTTCACTTCCCAACCTTCTTCATTGCACTAGAATGTGATTGACCGAATGTAGATCCTTTGCGCATTGCTGCTACCATAGATCGCAAATGCTTTGCAGTGTGATGCCTTGCATGTCTGCGCATTGCTGCTACTTGTCTTTTACTTAATCCTGTTACACTAACACCTTTTACTTTCATTACCATTTCACCCTGTTTGCCCAGTAAGCCGCACTCATCTTACCTTTAGCGATATTTCTTGCGTGTCTTGCCTTAAATGATCTGCGTTTTGCTTTCATTTGTGCAGACTCGCCTTTGCGTGGCTTACCAGCGGTTTTTGCTCCTTGCTGCCCAAAACGAATTAATTTATATCTATCACCAGACTTGGCCATCACTACATGAGACTTTGTCTTATGACTTGGTGTTCGTTTTGGCTTATTCACTCCGCGCAGTCCTAGTCTGCGCATCGTAGATTTAATTCGTGCAGGTGCAGCCATTATTTCTTAAAGATTCCTGCGATTAAATCTTGGACCACTTCAGCAAACTCTTTGAATAACTCGCCTTCTTTTTCTTCTTTAACAAATGGGATATTAATCTTATCATTCATCAACTGCGCCATTTTATCTGCAAATTCTTCAGACTGTGTGTAGCCTACAGCTTGTTCTTTCATTTTATCTGCTTGCTCTTCAGCTAACTTTATTAACATTGGTTTAATGTCCATTAGATTTTCCTTTTATCTTAATTCCTAAATATATAATACTCATTACTGCAACAATGCATTGTAATAACAAATTTATTTCTGCTAGATACACGCCATAGTTAGCAAAACTAATTGATGTTACTTTTAAACTGTCCATTAGTGTTTGCCTCCATTTATTCTACCAGACATATAACTTATTTTATCGCTCAAATCATCTACTTCTTTCATTAATGATTCGTGCCTTCTATCTAGCTTGTCATTAACATTTGATTTAAAACTATTAATAGAGTCAATTAGTTTTACACAAATATTCATTGTATTACTTAGCTCTGATTTCATACTTGACAGATCTTGTTGAATCTCATCAATATGCTCAGTTTGTGAGCGATTTTCTTTTAATAATGAATTAATCATTAGAGAAAGTAAAATTGCGAGCATACCTAGCGCGCCTAATTCACCATAAGCCTCAATTAATGCTGTAGTATCCATTACTGTACTTTTACCTCTTCCAATCTTTGATGCCTGTAGCACCAATTACTATAGCTGCTGATACTACCATGAAACCAATGAACAGTTGAATCAGCATCCACTATCTCGATAAAAACTGTATTTGTAACTGTATCCTGCGGTGTGACTGGTATGCTTGCTATTATCCAGCCGTTGCTTCCGCAACTTTGTATTATAATGATACTTAATAGGAATATCATAACTCGTACTAACAACTTTAAAATCTCCATTATCTAATTTTTCTATTACTTTGTTCATAGCACCATCCACCATGCGATACCAGTTTCTACCACTATATCAGCCATCGTATTGTATGCCCACACTTTTTTAGTGCCATAGGTTTCTTCATCGCCTTCAACAAACCATTCAAAGATTTCCCAAGCTACGCCAATTATGAATACACCCATAACACACCAAAAATCTGTCCAATGTAACCATTGGAATATTTTACATAAAAACGCACCTGCTGCTAAATGATACGCAGTCCATCCATCTAATTGTCCTGTACGATATTGCCAAGACACTAATGTTGCTAATGGATTTTTCATCTATCCACCACCTTGTTATTTATAATTTTATGTTTAAAAATGTCGATGCGCCCATGAGAATCACAACCTTTATCTTTACATGCTTGTACGTAAGCAGTTTCTATCGTAGCAAATGAATCGGATCTTTGAGTTATCTCACCATCCACTAGTAGAAAATAATCTTTCGCAGCAGATGGATAGGTCAAAGATTTCTTTGTGCCATCAGCCATAGCAATCGTCTTTACCATTCCTGGCTTAGTATTCTTGTGTATCACTACATCAAAATCTTGGGCGCATCGTCTAACAATCATTAGTCGTTTTCATCTCCAGGATCATGTGGTGAGTAATCATCTTCCTTTGCAAGACTTTCTTCCATCATGCGAACAAAGCCATCCTTGCTAACCATCAACTGCTGTTGAATAAAGTTATTCTGATTGATCTTATCATCTATATTCTTTAGATGCAGATAAATCTGCTTTTGTTCATCATTAAGATCTTTGTTCACATCGTACTCTTTATCGTTCAATGTCAAGATCGGTCCATTTTGTTTATCTTTTTTGGCCATTATTGACTCCTTGTTTGTTAATTAATCTTCTTTCTTACTATCTTCGTAAGCTTTTTTTACTTCATCTGTCCATAAGGCACTAGCAAGTGCCTTTAATTCATTGCTTTCACCACTTACATCCATATCTGGTGATAAAACTCTTCTATGGTATTTATATGATATTTCTACACCATCTTCCATGATTGATGTTTTAGTACGAACACTGATATGCTTGTGTTCGCCTCTTACTTCATAATCATCTTTTAAAACTTTACTAATCGCCATATTATTTTTCCTTTTTAATTATCCAATTAACTCATATATGTAATTGCAAATCTTAATTTTTTACCTGACAGATTTACATTTGTTTGTCCAGTAACTCCAGCTAATCTAAAGATCAAAGCATTTGAACCATTAACACAAGCTGTAAAAGTGTGTGATGAAGTTATATTTTGCTCTAAAACAACACCACCAGCAGATGAACCTATAGATTCAGCAGTAAATGGAAGTGTTAGCGTTGCAAGATTTGAATCTGACGTAGTTGGAAAAGTAACAATCATATGGGCAGTTACTAACCTTCCTATTTTAACATATGTATTTTCTTCAAGTGTAAGAGAAAGACTAGCACCACTTCCATCTGTAGCAGTCCATGTACCTTCTTCGTAGTTATCTAAAGTGTTTACATCTGAACTATGTCCTGTGGCCGCATCATCTGGAAAGTTTATTCCTTCTGATACAGCTACTCCAGCACAATGAACTGTAGCACCACTATCTTGTGCCATATAAACAGCAGTTACATCTGCATTACCAAGTGTTACTGAGTTATCTCCTACTCCTTTTGCACTTTTACCTATTACAATTTGATTAGATGCCCCAGAGGCTGAAACATCAGATAAAGTTCCTACTAATGTATTATCACTTCCTGTTGTAAGAGCTACAGTATTAGCTCCAGCACTTACACCGATAATACAATTATTAGAACCTGTAGTTATATTTGTTGCTGAAGATTTTCCTAAAGCTGTATTATTTGTAGATGCACCTTGAGCAACGTATAATGATTGATACCCTATAGCTGTATTTGCATTTCCTGTTAAAGCCGCCGCCGCATTAGAACCTAAAGAATAAGTTCCTACCGCAGTATTTTGTTCTGAAGTTGTACCTTCTTTTAACACTTCATGCCCAATAGCTACGTTATCACCAGCACCTTGACTATCAAGCATTGCACTTCTACCTATTGCTACATTCCTTGCTCCGTTAACTAAATTGGCTAATGCAAGGTCTCCAATGGCGATTGTTCCATCACTTGCAGACGTTACATTATTATTTCCCATAGCACCATAGCCTATGGCGACTGTTGCATCTACATCTGCAGTTCCTGAACCAGCAAAAGCACCTACAAAAGTATTTTGCTTTCCTGTCGTTACTGCATCTCCCGACATAGCTCCGATAGAAGTATTACCCACAGTACCAGAGACTCCTGTTTGTAATTTTAAAGCATCGTATCCAATAGCTGTATTATAATCTCCATCATCTTCAGCCTTTAAGGCTTCGTATCCTACTGCTACATTATACTGCCCAGAAGTCAAGTTATTCAATGAACTTTTACCGATACCTACACTTCCATTTGCTCCTGTTGTTGTAGTTCCATCTCCACCAGCATTAAACCCAATAAATACTGCTTGATCTACCTCACCATTGAAAAAAGCACTCGTACCTATTATTACATTTTTATCACAACCAAGATGTGAATTGCCCATTGAATTATAACCAATACTAACATTTGATGCTCCTGTAGTGAGGTTTTTAGCAGATTCATAACCTACTGCAACATTTGAAATGCCTGATGTCAATGCATGAAGGCTATTATATCCTATCGCTACTGTTCCATTTTGAGTTGCATCAGAAGCTCCTACAGCACCAGAACCAATAAAAACATTTAAGGAAGAGCCATCTGTAGCATCTCCTGTTAAATTTCCAATCATAACATTATTTTGCCCTGTAGCCATTGCTGTACCAGCTTTAGTTCCGAGCAAAGTATTTGTATCACCAGTTGTAAGAGCTTTTCCAGCTTCATGCCCAAAACAACAATTATCGTTTCCACCACTTTGAATTGAATCACCAGCCAACTTTCCGAAAAAAGTATTCGAGTTGTTACCAGCATCATTATTACTTAGTGAGATTCTGGAGTTGTCATCAAGTTTAAGTCTTATAGCACTACCTGTTACAAGCCTTATATCTTCTGCTCTGATTCCCATTGGTTTTAAAGCGCTTCCATCGGCATTAGTAACTTGCAATGCAAAGACACCAGAACCAATTTCACCTACATTATCAGTAAACGAACCTCTTGCATCTGTGCTGATATTTACATCTAAAGTTCCTATAGGTGTTACATTTATTCCAACTTTAGAAAGAAACTTTGTATTTGTCGCATTTATTTCTAAAGGAATAGTCGCATCTACAGCATCATTTACTGCATTTAATCTTAAAGATGAACTGTTTGCACTTGTTGTAAAGTTAACATTAGAAGCTACATTTACATGGAGTTTTTGACTTGTAACAGGAACAATTCCAATACCAACATTGGAAGAATTTATATTAACAACAGAACTTAAAGTTCCACCACCATCAGATAAGCTTAATGAATTTGTACTTGCATCATTAAATATCATAGCTTTAGCAGTAGAGCCTTCTCTAAATATAATCTCTGAATCAGTATCAGCAGATGCTCGAAGGTCTATTAATGCACCAGTAACAGTTGCTGTACCAGTAATAGTTACATCGCTTCCAACAATAGACATTGCTGTATTTGTATTATCATTACCTTTAGTTGCTAAGAAATGTAATTCTCCATCATTAGAAGAATTTGTCTCATCTGTAATCTTAGCAAGTATTCCAGCATATACAGATGCATTAGCTGGTGTAGTTGGAGGTTGAGTAGTGCTGTCACCACCCATAAACATAATACTTCCAAGCGTATCCCCATCAGCACCAGTTGAGCTATTAAATAAAGCTAATGTAGGACTCATTTTGGCGGCTGTTGTGCCACTTCCCTCAATAACAACTTGGGGGATAAAAGTTCCATCTGTTCCTTCTAGACCACCAATACTACCTTCCGCTGAACTTTTGACATGAAGAGGGCTGTAAGGATTGTCACTACTACCAATCATTAATCTTTTATTATCAGCATCATAAAGCATCCCAGCAGTACCATTAACATTTCTAAATAATATTTTTTCAGTAGTAGCTGGTGCTTGTAATAATGTTCCTGTGCCTGTGGAACTAAATAAAGCATTTTGGTCATTGCCTTCAACCCACCCTGTGAAACTTACATCTCCACCAGATTTAATTCTCATGCGTTCAGTAACACTTCCACCATTAGGTTGTGTATGAAATGTCATATCAGCTTGGTCATCATTAGACACACGATTCATATTAATAGCACCAACACTATCGGAAGCATTAAAAAATTGTATATCTGAGACTACACCATCACTTGTAGCAGTACCTTGTAACCTAAAACTTGTTCTATCAGATGATTGAACATGAAGTTCTGTTGATGGCGTCCCATTGATACCCACTCTAGAATTTGTGGTATCTACTATAAATACATCACCGCCATCTGAATCTTTTCTGACCAGTAGTGCTTCTGTGTTGGTTACATCTATTACCTGCGTACCTTCTATTATCTCATCAAAACTGAGTGAACCACCACCATCAACCTGAAGATCTCCATTGATAACTAAGTCTCCTGTGATTGTACCACCAGAAGATATTTGTGCGGATGTTGTGCTAACTAAATTTTTAAATGATGCCATGCTATGCTCCTATGCTAAGACGATGCGTACTGTAGAGGTTGCACCTTTGCCAAGTAAATGCAGGTACACCGCTGCGCCAATACCTTGCGGTACTGCTAATTCATAAATAGTATCACCACCTGAAAGATATAAACTATTGGATGCGCTGATCATGTCACTTGCAGATGCGCTAAAGCCGTAGTATACATCGCTGCTAGGTTGTAATATGATTGTGTGGACCGCAGATACATTTAAATTATATTCTGTGCCTGTGGCTACGCTTTGCGCGGATTGTACTGAATGCTTTGCAGAACTAGACATATTCAGGGATTCAACCACTGAATGTTTGGATAGGTCAGCCATCTTTTTTCTCCTTTTCTAATGCCTTACCGAGCTTGGCTGCTCTCATGGGCATTTTGGTTTAATCTATGATACCTTGACTTCTTAGACTGGCATCTGAAATTCCTTTATTGTGAATCATTGGACTTGCAAATAACTTGCGCACCTTACTTGATTTACATTTTGGGCAATGGATTTGATCCTCTTTGGACCATACCATCTCCCATATATACTTACAAGGATTACATAAAAAATCATTTGTTTTCATTTCTTTTTCTTTAATGAAAGTTTTCTTTTAGGCTTTTTTACTTCGCCTTTTTCATTGCATGGCTCATAGCCTTTTTTAATAAAACTATCCATAGTTTCTTTACTTATGGTATCTAGTTTTCCAAAAACCGAACCATCTTTTCTTTTAAAATATTTCATGTTTTCTCCTATGAACATGGGTGGGCAAAACCGCCCACCCACATTATTCATCATCAATAATCCATTAAGATGGATTATTGAAGTTAACAATACCAAGTGATGTACTAGAAGCACCATGTGACAAAGATGCGCCAAACAAAATGTCGGCAACCACGCTTGTCGATAAGTGATCTATATCATATGCTGACTGCACCCTGGGTGCAATCTGCATTGCCATGTACACTGATTCTTTCTTGAATACAGTTGCAGTTTCATCACCAGTACCACCATCATCATCCCAATCAGTTGAGATGTATGTTGGCATACCATAGATCATTCCTACGCCACCAGAGACATTAGGATTCTGCTCATCACCTCTACGAGATGAATCATAAAAATCCTGCAAACTCAAGAGGTACATGTACGCAGCAGGTGATGCATATAAGAATGTTTCACCATCAGCGTAATCGTGACCTGCGTCTAATAACTTCTGTAAACCAGTACGTAGTAGCGCAGAGGTTACTTGGTTATCTGTTCCAAGAGTTACATCATTACCAGTCGCAGATTGAAGTATATCCACTGCCAAGTAGTTTTCGACCTTCTTAGCTAATGCATAACCCATAGACTGAGCATATGCACCAAAAAGGTTTGCACTTTCTTGGACGCGAACAATATCTTCAATACGCTTTGCTTCGTAATGATGTTGATCAACACTAATAGTGACTTCACCATCTGTGTTGTTTGTGTATGTTACCGCAGTTCCTGCGGATTTTGCAGCAGCAGTCTCTTCTGTTACCTTTGGTATATGAAGTGTATCTCCAGAAGGTAATTCGGATGAAAAGTCCATCACTTGATTACGCAACTCGAACTTACGTTCAGCATAATCCAGGATAGCGTCTCTCCAGAGTTCTGGAATGAACTTTGCCGCGGTGGTTACTGTTACGTTACCATCAGCCATGATTATATCCTTTTACAGTTATTTGCGTTTATAGGAATCTAATATATTGCTCCAATTCATACGTCTGTCTTCATCTTTAATCTTCTTTAATTCAACATTACTATCATTGACTGGCGCAGATGGTGCATTAGAAACCGCAACGCGTTGTGTTTTTAGTTTTTTTACTATAGCACGCAATGCTTCTAGAGGTAACTCTCCAAATGTGGCATGCTCTTCTTCTGGTATCTCCAATAACAATTCAGCACGAAGCATTGCTTCTTGCTTCTTTGCAGCTTCAACAATGGGTTCAAGTTGCGCTAACTTTTGTGCGCGCTCCTCGGCAAGAATTTTCCATTGCTCTTGCTCTTCCATTTGAGATACTCTAGAATCCTCGACTTCTTTGCGTAATGCTGCAAGTTCTTGCTCGGCAACTTGTGCGCGACCACGATACTTTTTGCTTTCCGCTATCAGATTTCCAACTTCGAGTTGTGGTTGGCTCTGTTCTTCTTTTTGTTCTGGCTCTACAGATTCAACTGTAGGTTCAGGCACTGGCTGTGCTACTTGTTCTTCGGACATGCTGCCCTCCTATATGTTTAACTTTACGTGTGTCTTGCCCACTCGTGATAGGTTCTTTGCTATGGTATTAGCGAAGTCTTTTACAACACCTACTTCAACATCTTCACCTAAATGTTGATTTTCAGCTATGGAACGTTTTGGCATTTTTTCTGTACCTTCATTATGATTAAATAACTTCGTTCCTTGTTTATTTTTCTTAATGCCGTATAAATATTGTATTTCTTGATTCTTTTTAACTTTGGTACGCTGGACATTAAATGCATTTAGCATTTTACCAGATAATTTTAAGTTTACATCACTCTTGTTAACTTTTTTTCTAGCTGCATAACTATCTGAATATGGTGCATAACTACCAAATGATTTACCTTTAAAATCTTTTCCTTCTTGAATCTGTTTCTTATGCCTTCTAACAGTATTTTGCGCCATTCTTTTCACATCAGATTCACTAAACTTTAGTATGTCTTGCAGTTTAAACATCTACAGGACTCCAGTAATGTCTGCAATTGACTCCACCACCATGCTCATATGCATCTGGCTTGACTTGTCGTATCTCAGACTTCGTTAATGGTCCACTTGCTAAAAAACTTCTACATACAGTTCTAGTTTTCTCATCATCTGGGCCAATATACTCGTATTCAGTCTCTTCTGGCAAACCTATAGCCATTGTAGCTATCACAGAACGCCTGTAATCGCCTATTAGCGTGCCAATTATGTTCTCAGACCGAGGTACATTTGTCTTAATAGAAGTACGCATTAAATCCTTTAATTGCTCACCTTTTAATCCACTAGAAATTCCTGAAACCATTGCGCTCTGCATGGAGTTAAACACCTGCCTACTAACTCCTTCTATGCCTTGCCTTGATAAATTTTGGATAGCCAAGAGTTGTGTTTCGCTTGGATTCCCAAAAAACGGCAAATCAGTAAGAATATCTTCTGTTGTAGCCATGAAGGAGTTGATTGCGGTAGAAAAACGTAACTCTTCAATAAAATAGGACGTAAAATCAATCGCAGCGACAATACCCAAGATTTCTGCTGTAGAGATACCTTCTTCTTCAAGGCTTTCCACATCTTCTGCAAATCCAGTGATGCTATCATCGATACTGCTCTCATACGAGTTAATTGTTTGGTTTATTGTTGGCATTTAAGATATTGAGTAGTCTATTTTGTGGTGCAGGTTCTTGTGTTTGTTCTTGTTGTTCTTGAAACCTAGCTTTATCTTCTTGACTTGCATCTGGATTATGATAATCAAACCAGTCCATTGGTGTAGATAAATTACGATCAAACCTCCAACTCCAAAGCATAATCTCTGCTTCTGGCGTGAGTGCGTAATTAGGTTCAAGAAAATCAACGCTATACTCGTCACCTACGTTGATATTTGCTTCTACTTCTATAATCTTTTTGTCTACCTTATATCTGCGCTGCTCCCAAGGTCTCCATGTATCCTCAGTCATTGCGGATCGTTCATCAACATTTTCAGCTTCCACTATCGTTAAACTTGCTGCCGATGGTGCGTTGCCTGAGTCATCTCTGGCGTATTTTGCGCGAATGTGATTGTTATTTAATGTGGTTTCCACTAGAAATCTTGTGGAATCTATAATTTGATTAAGGTTACCACCACTAGATGTAACACCAAAATTACTTTGCTCTGGAAGATACAAAATTTTATCAGTGCCAATCGTAATACGACTTGGATCATCTACACCAGT